TTTGAGCGCTGTTGCAACAAAAACATATCTTTGTCTTTATCGTAAATTAAACATCCAACACATTTGATCATATTACCTTCTTAGCCAAAGTAGATGTTATAACCCTCATCATCAGTCACTGAGTTCTGTAACTGTTCATCGAGCTTTTCCATCTCAGCTTGAGCTTCCTGTTTCAATTCGCTTCCGTTCAGTGTAACACCACCTTGTGGTCCTGCCAAGGTCTGGAATTTACTACGGGCTTCACCCATAATCATCTTGGCTTTTGCAGCAGCGTATGAAATTATCCATGGGCGAATATACACATCACCTAGAAGCTCTTCATCACTTCTATAGGACTCAGTGACCAGAAGGAAAACTTCATCACGGCCAATCTTATTGAATATCTGTAGAATCTTAGTACTAGGGTTCCAAGAATAATCAATACGACCAGCAACGATTTGTTCCAGTGTCTTTATGTAGTTGTGTTGAATATGCACTGTGGCAATACTACCGTATGTCATATTCTGGTTTAGAGCGTGCATCATCTGGTTCATATACATCATCAAGAATGGGTCTTGTGTGTAGTCAGTTGCGGCACTTGAACCGATAGTATTTCTTTTTATTTCTTTTATATCAACAATATCAGTATCACTTAGATCATACTGTTGAGTAAACTTTTTATATTTAAAAATAGTACCAGTTTCGGCAGTGGCATTTGAGGCACGTTGTCTATAAACTTTCATTGCAAAGTCAAGGCAATAGTTGATATGTTCTTTCTTAAGGTCTACATCAACAATTCCATCGCCTAGCGTAAGTCTTACCTCTTGTACAGCTTGTTTCATTACTTTTGATTCAGGCATAGTGTTTTATCCTTTTAGTTTATAGTATTTATTGACGAACAGTATGTTTATGATATAAATAATATGTACATAAAAAAGGATAATAAGATGAGTGAAAAGTTTACAGACTCTTTTGTAGTTGAAGATTGGGAAGTACTAACGCCGGTCGGATACCGAGATATAATGAGCTTTCATAAAACAATTGAGTTTGATGTATGGGAAATATCAACTGATAGCTTCACCCTGAAGTGTGCTGATGATCATATTGTTATGAAGCATGGGGTAGTTGAGACATTTGTTAAAAATATCAACGTAGGTGATAAAATCTTGACGGATAACGGACTTGAAACTGTTATCGAAGTCAAAGACTTGGGTTACAAAGAACCGATGTATGATATTCAAGTAAATGATTTCTCTCAGCTATATTACAGTAATGGTATTGTAAGTCATAATACTGCTTGTGCATCGCTTTATCTATTGTGGTATGCGATGTTCGTACCTGATACAAACATTCTAGTAGCGGCTCACAAAGGCAGTGGTGCGGCAGAAATCATGGATCGTATACGTTATGCGTATGAAGAATGTCCAGATCATATACGTTGTGGTGTCACCACTTATGCTAGTGGACGTATCGTATTTGACAACAAGTCTTCTATAGTTGCACAAACCACTACAGAAAATACAGGACGTGGTTTATCTATTTCCTTGCTTTACTGTTTGGATGCTGGTACTATGGTTCGGGTCAGAGATAAGGAAACTAAAGAAGAGAAAGACGTTTCTTTGGAAACCTTATACACTGAGCTTAATGGCGATGAGTTCATTGAGTTTAAGAAGCAAGCCATGCTCAGAGTAGTATTTGAAGACGATTATTATGTGGATGTCCCTGAGTCGTACATGTTTACCGTGAATGACATAAAGACAACCATAGAGAACATTACACATGGTGATGAAATATTGATCGGAAACGAATACTTTAAAGTTGTTGATATACAAGCAATTTAAATTTTAAAAAAGTGTGTTGACAAAATTTCTGAAGCTGGTAATCTGTAAACAGATCGAAACAAACGATCTACTAAACAAACTAAACAAACTTACTTTTGAGGTAATTAATTATGGCACAGCAAGACTTTAACCGTAACCGTCAGCGTAACCCACGTCGCAACGATAATCGTCGTAACGAAAATCGTATGCCTCTGGACCCACTGGTGCTTCAGGCGCTAGACTTCATCAACCTTCACGCTGACAATAGTCGTGTTTATAAGTGCTTCCATAAGAGCAAGAAAACTGGCACTCTGGAAACTTTCGGTGTGTATAACAGCGTGACTAAGAAACACGCTATCTTCTACACCACGAATTTCTTCCCGCAAGATTTCATGGAAATCAAGCTGGTCACTCTTGAGAAAGATAGCTGATAAGGTGTGGGGGTTTATCCCCCACAATAAACTTATGCTTAGATTTTTAATCATAGCCCTCTTAGTGATTAATATTGGTGCAAATGCCAATGAAGTCCATCATCGCGAATGGACTATACCAAGCAAAGGTAATGTGGAGTATAACAAAAGCTTTTCCTTTTGTACTGTAGCTTCAGATGAAGCTTTTCTACAAATGGTAGAAAGCAAAAGGATAGATGACAACAAAGAGATTGTAGTAAGGTTTGTGAATAACAACTTTTCTAATACGTTGTTTTATGAATTTTACATGGGTATGGCAAACTATGTTTTCTCAACAAATGAATTGAATATTGATGAAGACTCTGCTATATTCTTTAAGAAATGTATGAACATGGCTTACGAGTGAGGATAAATTGTATGGCTGATGATAAAGACAAAAATCTAGAACATGAAATGGAGTATGACGAGGAAGGTAATCTCAAAAAGATGCGCCTTAGTCGTGAGAAAATGTTTCGTGATCGTTGGGATGGAGTAATGGAAATTCGATTCTATTCAAAGCAGCACGTTCAACGTATTTCAATCGCTTGTAAGAAAGCACTTGGCGAAGCAGGTATTGATTGGGATACATACGTAAGTGGACACGCTCGTGTATCTGATATCATTCGACACAATGCCGAGAGTGAAGATGAAATGAAAGATCAAATCTTCTTGATCGGATACAAGAACAACGGTAAGAATGATGTTGAAGATTTCGAGAAACGTATCAAACGTCTCAAGCTAAAATATCTGTTCTCAGGTGTGACACGACGTTCATGATTTAAATTTAGGAGCTAATTAGTATCATCCTTCTAATACTTTTACTGCAAATAAAACCGAATCGATACTTAAACTTCTCCTATCATAATCTCCCTTCGGGGAGATTTTTTTTGTTTATAGACTTGCAACCCTTCCCAAACTAGCCTATAATAGTATTATAAATTGAGACAGGGGATTTGATTATGAATATTCCAGAGAACGAAGTATCAGCTTTCATTTCATACGGTGAGAAGAAGTGCATGTATACCCTTTGGGTAATCGTAGATCGTATCTACACTGTCGGCAAGATGCAGCGCAAAGAGCGTTATTCTCGCTACGTCAAAAACCTTTCTACTGATAAAGAAACTGCTATTGATAAAGCTGTTGAGTACGCTTCTGAACATGGTATTGAGTTTGTTTCCACTACCAATGCTGATGCTCTTCTGAATGAAATCGAGCGCCGTACTGCCGAAGAAATGGAAGCTGTACGCGCCAAAGCACAACAGGAAGCGGAAGAAGCCGAACAACGTGCTATCGAAGAGCGTGACCGTAAGATTGAAGAAATGGTTGTTATCTTCGAAGAGCAGTTTGATAGTGACAAGTTTACCTTTGGTAAGCATCAAGGCTCTACCTTCGAAGAAGTTATGCAGAAAGATTCCCAATACATTCGCTTCATTCTGGATAACAACGAAGAGTGCCCGTTTGAGTTTCCCCGTACTCTTACTGAAATGTGCATCAACAGCCTTTATGCATATGTTCAGGAAAACGGTTACCCTAAGAATCCTCTGGATGATTCCGAATACGTTGGTAACTACAAAGAGCGTATTGAAATCAAAGTAAAGGTTATTGGTAAGAGTGTATTTCAAACACAGTTTGGCTTTACCACTCTGTACAAGTTCATGGACGACGAAAACAACCTGTTGGTTACTTTTTACTCAGGTTCTACTTGGAGTCTGGACCGCGATGAGGAAGCTTTCATTGTGGGTACTGTAGATAAGCACGAGGTTTATAACAACGTTAAACAAACAACGTTGAAAAGGGTAAAAGTAAAATAAAGGGGCCTAAGCCCCTTTATTTATTATTGCTTTTCACTTCTTACTTCAGTTAGGTTGATAGTATTGAATGTGAAAGATGTATTGTTCATCGTAGTAGAAAACGCAGCTTCTGATAATTGAGTTGGATCAGAAAACGTATGTGTTTCGTTAGCTGAACTTAGTGACACGCTACCCCAAGATAATGCACTATGGTTAGTAGCTGATCCAGTAACGTTAGTAAAATCACTGGATATTTTAATAGTTGCTGCATCAAAAGTTCCTGATCCAGTACTACTTACAGGGGCACTTCCGCCTATTAAATAAGAACCGTCTGAAGCCTTTGTTATATGATATAAAAGCACACCACTGTCTAACTCTACTGAAGAAGTTATATTTAAGCTCCCATCAAGCTTTAACACAAAACCAGTGCTTACATATACTTGTGGGTCTTTTTGATAACCTCCTAAGACCACCAATCCATTGTCATAATAGACACTTTGTATTGATAATGGCAACACACCATTATATAATCTTTTTTGAGATAGTGTGTTTAAGTCTTTATCTAACTCAAAAATTAATCCTTCGTCATGATCTGTATAATAACCGCGTCCAACAATAGCAACACCATTAGGAGTTGTACAAATGTCAGCGAATTGTGATCTTATCATACTCGCGGTAGAATTTAAATACTTCTTACTAACTAAGTTTAGTGTATTATCAAACTTAGCGATAAATCCATACCCAGATGTGTTTTCAGAGTCGTCAGTACCAATAGCAATATAGCCATCGGATACTTGAACTACTTTAAAAAGCTCATTCGCATTTGGACCGGATAAGAGGTTTGTATTAAGAACGTTTAGGTTTTGATCAAACTTCATGATAAGGGCATCAAAACCATCAACGAATGCTGTACCAACCGCTACATAGCTGTTATTGTCGCCTTGGATAACATCATAAAATCTTTTACCACCACTTCCACTTGTTACCTTTTGTGTTATAATATTAAGATTACCATCACTATCGCATATAAATGCTTCGCTTGAGTCAGTAGCAGTATAAACTTGACCCACAGCTACAAACTCATTATTGTAACTTGGAATAACAGAATCAAATGTTGAAATCTGGCCGGTGTCGGTACTTAGATGTGTTTGTTGGGTAATATTTAACGCACTATCATACTTAACCATTAATGGCATTTTTGCCGGACTGTTGGTAGTATATTCATACCCAACAGAGAAAATACTTCCTCCTGAGCTTTCGTAGACACTCGCTATTTGATCATTACTAGTTGTTCCACCACCCAAGGTAGATATGACCCATGATTGAAAATCAGCAACAGAAACCGCTTTAGGGATACGTATACCATTAAAATCGGCTGTGTATATTTTTATTCCACCCATAATTTATAATTCTCCTATTATTATTATTATCAGTTGTAATATTTATCAATAATTTATTTTCGAAAACTTAATGGTTATTTGTTATCTATTGACAAGTGCTGCTTTTGTGATAAGTTTTAAAGACCGTAATTTATAGATACAACAATACGAAAGGGCAAAATAATGAACACATGGGATAGAAGGTTTTTAGGATTGGCACTGTTTTACTCATCCTTTTCTAAAGACCCTTCCACTAAGGTTGGTTGTGTACTTGTTAATGATAAGAACGTACCAGTCGGCCTTGGTTATAATGGTTTTTCACGTCATTCAAAAGACCTACCAGAAATACTTAATGATCGTCCTGAAAAATATAAAAGAACCATTCACGCAGAAGAGAATGCCATCTACAATAGAACTGGTGATATTGAAGGATCGATTGCTTACCTTACCCATCCACCTTGTGTGCCTTGTGTAAATCGCTTAAGCCAGAACGGTATTAAGGATGTTAGATTTATTCAAGGAACCGATGAAGACTTTTATGAACGATGGAATCTAGGCGAATCAGTATCTGAAATTGAAGAACTCAAAATGACTTATCAATCATATGTTATGAATGATGATGAAAAAGATAAAATATTCATGGAAGTGATGAAATCATGGCGAAGCTAAAATTTGTCTACTCAGTAATGAACGCTGGAAAAAGTACTCACTTGTTACAACTTGCACATAACTATAGTGTCTTTCACAATAAGACACTATTGATAACCTCAGACCTTGATACGCGTTCAAAGGTTGGTGATCAGTATTATGTAGAGTCTAGATTGGGTATAAAACATGAAGCAATACCATATAGTAGAGAACAAGACATTCAGGAAATTCTTGAAAGTATAGACTATACTCCATCATGTATTGTTGTCGATGAGGCACAATTCCTTAGCCCATATAACGTACAACAACTTACAGACTTGGTAGACTTCATGAATATTCCAGTTGTTTGCTATGGTCTGAGGACTGATTCGTTTGGTAACTTATTTGAAGGTAGTGAAGAGCTTTTTAAACATGCCGACAAAATAGAAGAGATAAAACAACTGTGTTTCTGTATGTCAAAAGCAACACATATTTTACGTTATGATGATGATTTTAATGTTGTAAAAAAAGGGAACCAAGTTGAAATTGGTTCCGAGGATAAGTATGTCTCTGTGTGCCGTAAGCACTGGAAAACATTAAAGAGTGTTAAGTTTTTGAAAACCAATGATTAAGGGCTTCTATAGCTTCTTTGTTCCAACCTTTATCTGTCTTAAGGGTTAGATACTTGAAGTCCTTAACTGTTTTACCATCATCATAGTATTGTGTAAGCAACGAGGTATTGATTACTACCCAGAAGTTACCGTCAATATATGTATTCAAAATACCCGCGTCTTTTGATATAAACTTTTTCATATTACTGACAGTACTAGCATAATTCTGATTTAGATAGTCACCTTTAACAGACCTTTCACGCGAAGCGTTTCTAGCCATAGATTCTTCTTTAGTGGTTAAAACCCAGAGAAGATGAATATTTTCTTTCTTGTATCCATTATCCAATAAAACATCAATTTTATTTTTAATGTTATCTATATTACCAAACGTAGTGTTAAGAACAATATTCGGCAATCTATCTTTATTCTTCTGTGTCTTTAAGAAAACACCCAAGCGTGTTTGTGGAATTTTATTTAGGGTCATGAAGTCATAGATGGTATCAACAAATTCGCTATCTTTAAACATAGCATCATCTTTCAAGTCTTGATCACTATAATCTGCATACGGTGAATCAATCTTTTCAAGGAACTGTCTGAACCTTTTAAAAATAATATTACTCTTCAATACTAGTTTCTGAATTTCATCGATATCTAAAACTTTAAACTTATTGCCAATGTCGGTAAAGTTATCAATAGCAAAATTTTTGCCTGATCCAGCAGAACCGGCCATAACAATAACCTGACCCTCATTAGGTGTGTTAGGTGGTGTTTGTATTAGTTTCTCATCTAGTTTATGGTTGTTCATTTTCATCTTCGTCATCATTATCAACTATAGGATTAATTGGATTGCTAATATAGGTTTCTTCCTGACGTTCTCCCCTGTCACCATCATCAAACGTCTTGTCATTTTCAATAAAGGACTCATGATGTTCATGACCGGGAGTCCATTTACGATAGTATTTCTGATCAACTAGTTCCCATTTATCATCACGGTACACAAAAATCTGTGCAGGCTTATAATCAATACGGATTACATAATCTCCCTCTTCTGCGTCTACAGGGAAAGAAGTTCGTTTGGGAATATCTTCAAGATTAAGGCTATCATCCATTTGTTCAGCGCCATCAAGTTCAGGTCTATAGATATAATCATCCACGTAATCATTGTATGGTACTTCTTCTTCGGCTTCACTAACCGCAGCTTCGTTTGCTTGTGTCGCTTTATTATGATTGGAAATGATATCTAGCAAATCATCATCTTCAGCATCTTCATCAAGATTGCCAAGAACATCGTTGTATTCGCGGCTATCGAATATCTTTTTGATCCTGACACGCCATACGTGAGGTAACCATGTTGGCCCATAACCTTCAGCAGCACGACGCCCTTCTTCAATAACATAGTAAGCGTTGATTGCTCCTTCTTCACCTTCAACCAAATCATCGCGTAAGTGCGTCAACTCTATAACATCGCCAGTAGAAAGTTTACGACCTATCTTTGCTGCCATAGAATTGATATGGAAATCTAGGTACAGTGTATCAGACATGAAGAAACCGAATTGAGATAGTTCAAAGTCGTTATCAGATACTTGGTATATACCCCACATTTCTACAACGTCTTTGTCGTATTTTCTGTCTCTGGACTCCATGAATAGAAGGTCTTGAATTTTAATATCTTCATTCACATTCCCATCTTCATCAATTACACCAACGTAGCGATGTACATAAACTTGGGTTCCAGATATATCGAAGAATTCACCAATGATTTTATCTTGAAATTTATAATCATTGGTTTTATTATTTCGCCAGAGTTTCATTCTGCTCATGTATAGATAGCCTCTTATTATACATTTATTTATGGATGAATATAAACCTTGACACAAGTTCTATCCTCATTATAATACATCAGGTGGAGGTATAGTTGTGGAACATATTCGAAGTAATGCAAAAATGTTTGGTGAAATAGTGAGCGATGAGACTATTGTGGAGTATCTTCTAAGTATTCCAGATCAAACCCTTCGCTATGCTACAGAGAATTGTGCGTCTGAAAGTCCTTATGTCTTTGAAATGTATGGAATGTACAATGATCGATTTTATGATTTCTCATTGAATGTTGATAATTTGTTACGCCATATGAAGATGCAACTGTTTAGTTACGAAAAAAACTTCTATCATTATTTCAGAGAAAAAGATTTGGTAATTCTAAACTTTATTCTTTCATCGGATAAGATTGAATATCCACAAACAATACCAATGTTAGAGACTTATGATTTCGATACTTCTAAAGCATTGATGGGATGGGCTGTAAGTACTAATAGAACATCTGAAACTGTTTTAAACATGATTGGTGATGAGTATAACTTTTTCAGAGACATAGATGCACAAGACCGTGTAGAATTGAAACAGTATTTTTGGAAATCAGCATATTCAAGAAACAGTTCTCAAACACCAGCGTTTCACTGTTTCCCTCGTGGTGATCACAGTATAATGTTACTGTGTAACACCCTTCCATTACATGATCGTTATAATTGTTTGTTCGGTAAAGAAAGAATTGAAAGTGATGGCTGGACAGATGAAGACGTTGATGTTATGGTAGACTTTGTTAAAGAGTATGAAATATCACCTTACTTCATTGCCCATGACCTTAGAGGTAAAAAGCTTTATGGGCGAGAAAGAGTTTATCAAGCGGCACTTGAAGCTGGTGATAATTATTTAAAATACCTTGAAGTCAAGAAAAGCAGTTCGTTTATTAATTGGAAAATTCCTGATGATGTTTTTGAGAATAGGGATTTTGCGAACTTCATTAATAAAATGAAGTTGAAGCACGGAGTTGAGTAATGAGTTACAGTCAAAGATTACACAGAGATAAAATTGTTAAAAATATAGAACCATACATCCTTGAAAACGTTCAGTATGAAACGGTAATGGGAAGTCAGGCTTATGGTGTGTCTAATAACAACTCAGACCTAGACATTTATGGCTTCAATATTCCACCAAAACGTATTGTGTTTCCACATACAGTAGGGCATATCTACGGCTTTGGTAAGCAAGGCCCTGAAACTTTCAAGCAGTTTCAAAAACATCACATTGATGCATATGAGAAAGAAATTGACTTGAACATTTTCAGTATTGTGACATACTTTACATTGTTGATGGATAACAACCCGAACATGCTAGACTCTATCTTTACACGTCAGCAGTCGGTAACCCATGCTACTAAGATTGGTCAAATGGTCAAAGATCGCCGCCATATGTTTTTACATAAAGGTGCATGGCACCGTTATCGTGGGTATGCTTATTCACAGCTTCAAAAGATTAGAACTAAAAAAGCGGAAGGAAAACGTAAAGAGCTTGTTGAAAAATATGGTTTTGATGTAAAGTTTGGATACCATGTTGTGCGCTTAATCAATCAAGTTGAAGACATTCTTATGCATGGTGACTTTGACCCTATGGCTCATCGTGAAATGCTAAAGTCTATTCGACGTGGTGATTGGAAACTAGAAGATGTAGAAGATTTTTTCAAGCGTAAAGAAAAGCTACTTGATGATCTTTATATCAATTCTAGCTTGCAAGAATATCCAGATGAAGGTAAGATAAAACAGTTGTTGCTTGATTGCTTAGAAGAGTTCTACGGAACTATTGATAGCAATGATATTCAAACTACGAATCAGTTTGAACAGGCGCTACTTG